GTGGAACTTTAGTTACAGGAGCAAATAATGGAGGAGGTGCTGGAACACTAACAAATGCTATAATTTTTGGAGGATCCACAGCACCAGGAGCACCTAACTATAGTGTTCTTACACAAGGTTATGATGGAACCGCTTTTTCAACAAGACCATCAATGGCAACAGCTAGAGTTTATGTTAGTGGAACTGGAACTGCAGCAGCAGGTTTAGCTTTTGGAGGAAATGCTCCGCCATACACAACAGCAACAGAGGAATTTACAGGAGAAACAGGAAGTGTAAATAAGAAGAATATAAGTACTAGTTGATAATGATTAAATTTAACTATATAATAATAACAAAGGAGTAAAGACTATGGAAAACTTTTTATATGGAGTGCTTACTAACACTGGAAAAGGGTTCTTCACTGCAGAAGACAGAAGAGCGTTTTTTCTTAGAGGTTATCCTGCTGACGTTTGGGTCATTGGAAACAATGAACGAGGTGCATGTTGGGTAGCTGATAAAAACGGTGTTTTTAAAACTAAGTCAGAAGCACAAGCTTTAGTTGATGCTGATGTACAAGCAGCACAAGCAGCTTGGGATGCTCAAACTGATGAAGAAAAAGCTGAACCAAATAATACAAGACCCACTGATATAACTCTTCCATAAGGAATTTTTAAATGGCTGGCTATAATGAAATCAGAGGACTGAGAGTTAAATACTTATCAACAAATCCTTCTAATCCAGAAGAAGGAGAGGTGTGGTATAACTCAACTTTAGGACAACTTAAAGCCAATGTATTAGGAGCTGCGGTATGGACTAGTGGAGGATCTTTAAATACTAAAAGATCTGCAACAGTAGCAGGAACAGTTAGTGCAGGCCTTGCATCATTTGGTTATATTTATCCACCATCGTCTCCAGAGGGAGGAAGTAATGTAACTGAAGAATATAATGGAACAGCCTGGACAACCGTTAACACCGCAAACACACCAAGATATCAAGTCAATTCTACTGGAACTCAAACAGCAGCCGTTGCTTTTGGAGGTTTTGCTGGAGCAGGTAGTACACCCGGTGGAGGACCTTATACAGCAACTAATGCGTTTGAAAGTTATAATGGAACAACATGGACTAATCTTACAGGAGCACCTACAGCAAAAGCAGCAGATCCTCCTTTGACAGGAACACAAACTGCGTTAGTTCAAACAGGTGGTATCACTGATACATCAGGTACCCCATCCAACCAAACTCAAGAATATAATGGTTCATGGAGTGCAGGAGAAAATTATCCTGCATCTGCACAATCTGTATCAGCTGCTGGAACATTAACAGCCGCTGTATTTTGTGGAGGAGCTACAAACGCACCTGGATCTAGTAAATTGGATACTGCGTTTGAATATGATGGAACAGATTTTTCAGCTACAGGTTCGCTACCCGTTGCTGCAACAAGTTTAGGTGGTAGGACAGGAACTCAAACAGCATCTATTTTTGCTGGGGGTTCATCTCCATTAAACAACACAACTCTTGAGTACAACGGAAGTGTTTTTGCTGTAAACCCAGCGTCACCAAGTGGTGGTAGACCAGCTATTGGTCAAGGTAAAATGTCAGGAACTGCTGCTACAGCTGCATTAGTTGCTGGCGCAGGTAGTACACCAACTATGACTACTACAGAAGAATTTACAGGAGCTGTTGTAGAAGTTAAAACATTGACAACTGGTTAAGAATAGTTATATTAACACTATTCAATGAAAGGAATACAATATGACTGAAAAAAGAAATATACATGCGTTAATCGAAAAAGAGGCACCTAGCCTAAATAATTTATTAGATCCAAATGATGTAAAGGCATTTAAAGAAATGACGGCCGAGCTTCGTGACACATGGACTAAGAAACAAGTCTTTAGAACAGAAACAGAAATGAGAATGTCTGTTCTTCAAGATATGAAATATCCAACAAAAGCTGCAAAGTATTGGCAATGTGTTAGAGAACAAAACGTATTTTTAGAAAATTTAATGAGTTTGTCTTTTGATTGCAGACGTAAAGAAGCAAAAATTAAATGGTTAGAAAAAAAAATTGAGACAGAACAAGACGAATATAAATTAGAAAAATATAAAATAGATTTAGATGAAGAACGATATGGTTTAGCTAATATGCAATTAGTAGCACGTGATCGTATGAGAGAAATTAAACTTTGGTCTACATTAAAAAAAGAATTTGATGATGGTACATTTGATACTAAAGATGTTAACAGGCATCAGTTAGATTCTTATCATATGATTATGAAAAATAAAGCAGAGACATTAACATCAGGTTCTAGTCAACCAGAAGTGTTTAATGTATTAGGTCAGTTAAATACTATAGAAAGAGTTAAAAAATCAGGGGAAATGATTTACAATAAGAAAGAACAAATAACTAATGACCTTGGATCCAAACCAGAGTGATTTTAAATTTATATTTTTAGGTCAATCGGTATTACGATACCAAGTACCACTTGATGTGTATAATACGATTAACCATATTTATGAAACTAAATATCCAACATTACCCCCAGCCAATAAACAATTAGTTGGTAAAATAGAAAAAGAACATAGTTTGTTTTATATGGGTGATGACTCTTCTAGAATGAAGAAACATAATTATTTACCTAATGATGTATTGGAATGGTTTGGACAAAAATTTAAACATTATTTAGAGTTTAACAAAGTTAAACAATATAATTCACATCTTAATTCTGTGTGGGTCAACACTATGTTTGAAAATGAATACAATCCAGTACACGTGCACCAAGGATCATTGTTTACAGGTCTATCATCTGTTATGATTTTAAAATTACCCGAGTCTTACGGTGTAGAATACTCTGCAGCCGAACAACCACAAAATGGCAGACTACAAATATTAGGTGCAGCTAATGGACACTTTGCAAATGTAGATTATCAACCACAAATTAAAGAACGAGATTTTTTTATATTTCCATATGATATGAGACACTGTGTATATCCTTTTAATGGTCCTGGATACAGAAGAACACTAGCTGCAAATATGGATGTTCAGTACGACCCAATTAGAAACAGAGGAGTAAGTTAATGTATGAAAATCAAGTTATAAAAGAACCTAAATGGAAAAGTTGGATAATTCAAACCACTACACCATTGTTTACACCTGATCAATGTCGACAGATTATAGAATCTGGAAGACGACAAAAACCACAGACAGCACAGGTTGGTATGGGTAAACCAGGTGGTGGCACAGATACAAAAAAAAGAGTTACAACAATTTCTTGGATACCATTTAAAGAAATGAGTCATATGTATGAAGACCTTAATAAATTTATACAAGCAGCTAACGAAAACCATTTTGGTTTTGGAGATATTAGAATTACAGAAAATGCGCAGTTTACAGAATACCCTGTAGGAGGTTTTTATGATTGGCATATGGATTGTGATGTAAACATGCAACACGAACCACCTGTAAGAAAAATATCAATGACTTTATTATTAAATGATCCGTCAGAGTTTGAAGGTGGAGATTTAGAATTAATGGCACCAGGTAAGTTTGCAGAATTAAAACAAGGTCACGCAATTTGTTTTGCATCTTTTTTAAATCATAGAGTTAATCCAGTAAAACGAGGAATTAGACAATCACTTGTTGTTTGGTTTGGAGGTAAACCATTTAGATGATTAAAGAACAATTTTTTCCAACCACCATATATGGTAAAGATGTAAAGTTAGACAATCAAATGTTTGCTAACGAAATAGTTGAATGGTCTAAACGAGATCCTGGAGTTAAAAAAACAAATCGTAATGGTTGGCACTCTACAACTGAAATGCATCAAATACCTGTATTCAAACCTTTAGTAGATGAATTGTTTATAATGATGCAAGATATATGGAAAGAAGAATGGTTAGATCGTGAACCTATCTTAGGTAATATGTGGGCTAACATAAACCCACCAGGAGGATATAACGCTCCGCATATACATCCTAATAGTTTATTTAGTGGTGTATATTATGTGCATGCACAACCTAATTCAGGAAAACTTGTTTGTAATGATCCAAGACCAGGAATACAAACTACTATGCCTACAAGAAAACCAGGTCAACCGCCAAAACATTTGTGGAGAGAAACTCATCTAGAACCAAAACCTGGTAGAATTATAATATTTCCTGCTTGGTTATGGCACAATGTTCAACCTAATCAATCAAATGATATAAGAATATCAGTAAGTTTTAATTTTATACAAAATGGCTTTCAATAAATATCAAGTAATTAAAGGTGCAATTAGTTATGAATTAGCTAATTTTATATTTAACTATTTTCTTCTTAAAAGAGACGCTGTTAAATGGATGTATGAAAACAACATTACTTATGATACAGGAATGCTTGGTACATGGACAGATCAACAAATACCTAATACTTACTCACATTATGCTGACCATGTAATGGAAACATTACTTGTTAAAGTATTGCCAGTAATGCAACAAGAAACCGGCTTAGACTTATGTCCTACTTATTCCTATGCAAGATTATATAAACATGGTGACGAATTAAAAAGACACAAAGACAGACCTAGTTGTGAAATATCGACTACAATAAATTTAGGTGGTGATCCTTGGCCTATTTTTATAGACGGCACAGGTGCCAATAATGTTATAGATGAATACAAAAATATACATAAACCCAACGCTCCAAAAGGCACGAAAGTCTTACTTGAAGTCGGCGATATGCTGGTATATAGTGGATGTGAATTAGAGCATTGGAGAGAACCTTTTGAAGGAACTACTTGCGGACAGGTATTTCTTCATTATAACCATTTAAATGGTCCTTTTGCTGAAAAGAATAGGTTCGACAGAAGGCCAATGTTAGGTGTTCCACCAATAAGGAATACATAAATGGAGTTATATGTTACAAAAATTAGGGTTCTTACCAGGGTTTAATAAACAAGTCACATCAACAGGTGCGGAGTCACAATGGACAGGTGGAGAAAATGTTCGTTTTAGATATGGTACACCTGAAAAAATAGGTGGCTGGCAACAATTAGGTGAGTCTAAACTTACGGGTGTTGCAAGAGGTTTACATCATTTTGTAAACAAAGCATCTACAAAATTTGCAGCAATAGGCACAAATAGAATTTTATATGTATACTCTGGAGGAGTGTATTACGACATACACCCACTAGTTAATCCATCAGGTACGACTATATCAAATTGTTTTACAACATCTAATGGATCTCCAACAGTTACTATTACTTTTCCAGGAACTCATACATTTGTAGCAGGAGATATCATAACGTTTAGTGATTTTTCAGCTGCAACTAATTCTAATTACACAGCATCAGATTTTGATGATGTAA